TTAATAATATAATAATATATATATATTATATTAATGCATATAAATATCAATTTTTTATTAAATACCGCCTGAAATAATTATACATTTATATTACAGTTATATTAGATTTATATCATTTATTCGTTAAAATACTTATAAATTCTATCATAATCTATTAAAGATTATGATAGAATGTGATAGAATGTGATGATTATTTGATATCGTTAGGCTGTTAAGAGTTATGAAATTATTTTTTTTAATTTTAAATATTTTATTTTATATTTAATATATTTTTGTTGTACATGTTGTGCATGTTCTTCACTATTAATCATTTGATATGGATATTCAAAATTAACCGATCCTATTTTTACTTGTCTTCCTTTAAATCTTTTATAACCATTATTTTCTTCATTCACAAAATAATTATAACATTTAATTTTTTCAGCAGAAGAATAAATATAATGCTTTAATACTCTATATATACCTATCATATCGTAATATATTTCAGTACGATCTGTATTTTGCCAATTAGATGAAATAATAATATCAATATTATTTTTTTTGATTTTTTCTTCGATAATATTAGAATATAATTTGTATTCTGTAATATTTTTTTCATAATAGGGGTGTGCTGGTCCTATACTATAAAAAGAGGTAGCTGTTCGTAATGTATTTTTATATAAAGCATTAAATTGTGTATATATGTCTTGAATTGTTGGTTGTTCATGGTCAGAAAAACCTATAAAATTTTTAAAAAATGTATAAATTGACACTATACTATTTATTTTTCCTGTTGTAGCATAATAATCATAATATTTTTTATATGTATCATATGCCGGATCAAAAATTATTAAATTAATTTTTAAATCTGGTAATATTAATTTTAATTGATGACAAACTGCATATTCTAAAATACCATGACCTGTTGCAATAGATAATATTGATAAAGAATTTTGATGTATTTTATTCATATTTTCATCTATTATTTGGTATACAATATTTTCTATAAATTCAATAGAATTTCCATTACTATTATATATATTAATTGTTGTCGAACTATTTCCAATATCTGGAAATCTTTCTTTTAAATCTTGTAAAATATCCATATTATATATATATATATATATATTTATAGAAAAAATAAATAAAATTAATATTTATAGAAAAAATAAATAAAATTAATATTTATAGCTTTAAAAAATCATCATACTGTCACATTTTTTTATAAAAAATGTTATGATTTGTGATGATTATTTTAACGGTTATTTTAACGGTTACGAGTTATATATGATAACTTCAATATCTAATCAAGGGTCAAAAAAGTATATTAAAGTACTTTTTAGACTCTGAAGGGTAAAATTCATTTTTAATATATTTTTTTAACGGATAAAGGATATTTTAATTTTAAATATTTTATTTTATATTTAATATATTTTTTTTCATAATAATATTCTTTTGGTGTTTTACATTGATATCTTATTATATTTTTTGTATCAAAGTCTTCATATTCAATATATTCAACTTTATCTAAATCACAAATCATTCGATATTTATCAAATACAAATTCAGATTTATAAATTTGTTTATGTTTAATATTTGATGATTCTAATTGTTCATCCTCGTTATCTTCTAATAAATCATTTGTATCTTCTAATAAATCATTTGTATCTTCTAATAAATCATTTGTATCTTCTAATAAATCATTTGTATCTTCTTTAAAAAAATTAACTAATTTAGATTCAACTAATTCAGATTCAAGTAATTCAGATTTATCTGCAATATCAATAGTATTTGTATATTTTATTGGTTTATCTGAGAATAATCTTAAAAATACTTCTTTGTTTATAGGAAATATACATAAATCTTTTCTTTTTAATTTTGTTGATACATATCTTGATATTTTATATTCTGTAATTAAATTATCATTTATAAATGCCGATTCATTTTGATCAAATTCATTATAATATCCATTAAATTTCATTTCTGGTAACATATTTTCATTTATTATTTGTAAAATATATAATATTCTTTTATTCTTTTCTCCACTAAAAATAAATTTATCTAAATCATTATATGTTGTTTTAAAATATGTTTCTATTTTTTTTATTGTTTCTATATCAAATATATTACTAAATATATTATTATTATCTTTATCATATGATTTTAATAAATTTATTTTTTTTAATTTTAATCGATAGATAACTGGTTCTAAATTTTGTTTTCTTGTTCGAACTTGATCAAATATATGTAATAATGCTTGTGATAATATATGTGAACACCATAAATATTCTTTTTTAAATATATCTATTAAATTATGATATGATGAATAATAATATTGTTCAGGTGGATTGAAATATAATATATATTTTTCTTCTGGATTATTATATTTTTCTTCTATTTTTTGTTTAATTAATTCTAATTTTTCTTTTGTTAAAATTTTTTTTAATTCCTCAATATCTTTTTCTGACATTATAATAATATATTATAATATATTATAATATAATATTAATTTATATTATATTTTATTTATATTATATTTTATTTTATTTTCTATTATGTATCAAACTATCTAATTTTCTCTTAGTATAATTATCTAATTTATACATTCCTGATCCAATTTCATCTTCTTCTAATCCTTTACCATGTTGAAATATTCCTTTATTCTTATTTTCTTCATCTGGTTTATCTACTTTATCTTTCTTTTTTGTTATATTTTTTGGAACGTCATAACCAAATATTTCAGGATTAATAAGAAAATCTTTTAATGTCCATTCTGGAGTATTATTCATTGCTTTTTCTTTATAATCTCTAAAAGTTATACTACGTGTTTTCATGTTATAATCCCAATCTGTAACTTTTTTAAAGATAAATTCTCCAAAAAATGGTTTCATTCTTTTATAAAAATCTTTATATGGTAAATCTTCTGGAACCATTACACCATTATATTTTTGTTGTTTATTTAAATCTAATATATGAAATATTCCAGATAAATAACCACCAATTACTTGTACAACAGTTGCATTAATTTTTTCATTAAATTTATTCTCATATATATCACGTGCTTCATCAATATCTAATAATGATCCTATCCAAAATATATCACCATTGCCTAAAAAATATGTAAGTCCTAATTCATCACGTCCATCTATAATATCATCTGTAAATAATCTTGTATTATCTTGATATTTATAATTCTTTTCTTTTAATTCATAAAGTGATGCCATTGTGTCTTGTGTTGGATGATATACATAATATACTGATGGTGACCAAGTTCTAACTTTTTTTCCATCTTGTGTTTTATAAGTACTCATTGTTTCACCAATTGTAATATTTTCACCATGTCTAATTAAAATACCAATATAATTTTTATATCCTGGGGTATATGAATGTGCATATGTTTCTGTACATAATCTATTAAATGCGACGTATTTATTATTATCTTGAACATTTTCAATATATTTTTCATCAGGCATTTCTTCATGATTACCAAATGACATCTCTACTGGTGCTAAACCTTCTTCATAAAATGGTTCACATGTTGATGCCCATGTATTACAATATTCATTAATTCTTTTTGGAATACTTGATCTTTGTGTATCATATTCACTAATATGAATTGTTCTGATATCTAATTGCTCTGCAGTTTTTTTAGTTCCATAATGTTTATTAATCATATCTAAACCAGCTTGAGCCCATAGATTTACATTTCCAGGATTACAACCCATATCTATAACAGCATTAAAATTTATCTTACCACTCTTTTTAAGTTCTTCTGAAAATTCTTTTACATCGTTAATTATAGGATATAAAGTATATGAGATTGGATCATAAATGTTTTTATAATCCCATAATTCAGTTGAAGAATTAATGTATCCACAACCACATTCTTGACATATTCTCATCATATCAATAGAACATATTTCAATTGCACAATCTATAATTATATCATCTTTTGTTAATTTATAATCTTTTGTAAAGATTTGTTTATAATTATGTTCATCTATACGTTTGCTTTTAACTTCGATTGTAGAATCTTCACCAAGTGATGCATTAACAACATATTTTACAATAGCTTTTAATTCATCAATTGGTTTTAAATCAATTACAGTGATTTGGTTTTGTTTTATTTTAAATATTTTTAATATCATATATAATAAAGCTGGACCAATTGATCCTTGACCAAGTAAATATATATGTCCTTTTCCAAAATCATATGATTGATACATTTGTTTTAACATTTTTAATCTATCATTACGATCAATTATTTTATCAACATCCATTATATTATATATTTATATGATATAATAATATTTTTCTTGATAAAATTATGAATTATAATTTATATTTTACCATTAAAAGCTAATATATTTGTTTGTGTCACTGGTGTACCTGATCCGGAGATTAATGTACTATTAATTATACAATTTGTTGCTATACAATTTGGATCTGCTCCCCAAGTAATACTACTTGCGCCAAAAATACTACCTGCATCGGTACCTGTAACAATTCCACGTGAATAACATGAAAATGCTTTATTATCACCGCCTCCATAGGAATCATCATTAAATCCACCAAAAATACCACCAGATCCAGTACCTGTAATATTTCCGAAAGAATTACAATTTGTTGCAATAGACTTATCACTATCTGATTCGTTATTCGTATTGGTATTTGCACCAAAAATACCTCCAGCATAACCACCACAAATTTCACCAGTTGAATAACAATTATTTGCATATATATTTCCATTTGAATATGCTAAACAATAAGAACCAAAAATACCACCAGCATTTCGTTGATTTCCTAGTGTACCACTACCACTACCGGTACCATAACCAATCTTACCAGACGAATAACAATTATTTACTGTTACTGTTCCACCACTATCACCAGAATGATATCCACATATACCACCTGCACCTTCATCAATATCTCCTGAAGAATAACAATTATTTAATGTAACATTCCCTGAAACATTATTAATATTATTAGCTACGTATGATCCAACTATACCACCTCCTCGATAAACAATTGGTCCTTTTGATGAACAATTATTAAATGTTCCATATAAAAATTGATTTTGTCCAATCCATCCACCACTAAATTCTGTGTTATCTGTATATAAACTACTTGTTGTTCCATCAACATGAATATTTTGTATAATTAAATTTGATCCATTATTAGATGGTGTTGATGATAAATCATACTTAATTAAACCACGATAACCTAATATATTTATATAAAAAGTATAATTTTGACCATCAATTGTAATATTATCTGTGTTTAATACAAAATAATATTCTTTATTATTTATTTGTATATCCGATATTATTTTTATAATTAATGATCCACTATTTGGAGATAAAATTATATTTTGAGTTGAATTAGTTTGTGTATAATTTGTTAAATCTTGTGACCATTCCATACATGCAAGTATATTATTATATCTAATATAAATTGTTCCTGAAGCTGTAATATTATTATTAATTGACATAATATATATATATAATAAATAAAAATTTAATTATAATTTAATATGATTTATCATTATTTTTTTTATCAAATATTTTCTAAAAAATTGATATTTTTATTTATTATATTACAATAATTTATATATCATAATAATTTCTATATAATATACAAATGACAGATAGACCAAATAAAAAACAAAAAATATCAATCGAATTAGATACAAATGATCTTATAAATATTGGCAATTATTATTTTAATAAAAATGATTATAAAAATGATTATAAAACAGCATTTCAATATTATGAAAAATTAGAGTCATATAATGATATAAATGATATTTATTATAATAATAATCTTCTAAAAATTGGTTATTGTTATAGAAAATTAAAAAAATATGAAGATGCCATAGAAATTTATAAAAAAATAAAACAAATGATGATTCAAAATATGATTATGATTTTATGAAAGATTGTAATCTTGATCTATCATTATGTAATATATCTAAAAATATAGATATAATAAGAGATCTTTTAATTAGTTATTGTTATATTAAACTTAAAATTTATGAAGAAGCACTAGAATATTTAAATAAAATCAAAAATAGACAATTTTATAATATATATTGTATTGTTATTGATTTTATTATATTATGTTACAACCAAAATAAAGATAGATATTATAATGAATTAATAAATCTATATATAGAATATAATAGTGAACATTATAGTGATAAATATCTAGAGAATATTTTAAATTTATTAAAAAAATATAAAACACAACAAGATATTAATACATACATAAAAAATAATATATTAAATAATGATTTTGAATATTTATCAAATTGTGATATTATTGATAAATATTTTATACCAGAATCAGATGATGATATTATATCAATTAGTGACAAATATTTTTATAGTAATAATAAAGATAAATTAATAAATTTATTAGATAAGTTAACTAATCAAAATAAGTTAACTAATCAAAATAAGTTAACTAATCAAAATAAGTTAACTAATCTACATATTTTACACAATATCATTAAATTAATATCACATGATCTTAAATATTCTATTCAATTCTTTGATATTTATGATAAAATTTCAGATACTGATAAACAACATATAAATCAAAAATTTGAATCTGTAAAAAAAAATTTTAATTTTCAAATTCTTTGTAAAAATAATCTATTATATTCAGAAATAAAATATAAAAAATATTATGATAAAAAAAATCTTGATCTAATAAACAATAGACTTAGTGAATATTTATTTCTATCTGAATTATTTAAAAATTATAAAATTATTATTGATAAATGTATTGTATGTTATGATGAATTACAAATTATTAGATTAAATTGTCATGATACACATATATTATGTAATCAATGTTATAAAAAAGTAGAATCATGTCCAATGTGTCGTAATAAAATATATAAATAAAAATTGAAAAATTTTATATATTGATATACTTATAATATTTTATTTATATCATACAAATAAAATGGCACATTTTTCTGATTCTTCTTCGCAACGTAGTCAACGTTCTTCGCAACGTAGTCAACATTCGTCGCAACGTAGTCAACGTTCTTCCTATCCTGTTACAGGATCGGCTTTCTTTGGACAATCTTTTCCACCAAACGCTTTTGCATTACCACCGCATCAAATGCAAATGCAATCACATCAAATGCAAATGCAATCACCACGTCAAATGCAAA